TGGGTTTACTCCCCATGTTGGTCTCTTTAATGCAAATACCCCAGGATATTTATATGCAACAATTTGATCTTCATCCCAAGCAATATCTAAATAATTTCCTTCAAGGTCATCTGGAAAATCTGGATTCATTGTAAAACGATGAGTGTATGTAATTGTTTCTTTTTCCATAATTGAGTCTTCGTACTTTTGAGAAATAAAGTCTCCAGGAAAACGGGGGAACGAAAGCAAAGCAACCTTACCTAAATCAGGAAAGCGAGAGTCTACAGAAGCACGGAACGCTTTATAAATATTATCAGCAGTCTTGCCTTGATCATTTCCTGTTCCAACTTCTTGTGCAAAACCAGAAATTTCATCAAGCACTGCAAGGATAAGGTTCAAACCTTCATGTGATTCTCTTTCTGAGTGACCAGAATAAACAGTAATTGCTTTATCAAACTCAATGCTTTCAGCCTTAGCATTGTATTTTCCTGCAAACCATTCAGACTTTTCAATTTTAGTTTTAAACCCTTTAAAGAAAACGTTCTTGGCCTGTTGAGCGTTAATAGCCACGTTAATAATATCAATAGCATCTCCTGCAGGCTTACCAAAGTACCTTGCTGGGTCTTTAAGGCATAGTAGTTTATATACTATGTATGCACATGCTACGGTTGATGTGAAGTCTTTTCCAGATCCCTTGCCAAGTTGCAGGATTACTTCATTTTTTGTATACTTCTTGTAGTAACGATGACCTTCTTCTGGCCCTAAAATATCTACAAGATCTTCTTCTCTGTAAATTTGGCTCATTGCTTCAACAATGTCATACTGAATATCAGATAGCGGTGGTTGGTTTAGGTATGCTTCGCCTTCAACAAATGTCTTTGCATCTACTGGCATTTCTTCAAAATTATTATTCTTAAGTGCTTCAAGAAAATCATTGAACATTGTTGACAACAGTAATCACTTCCCCATCTTTTGCAACAGAAGAAAGTCTATACATAATTAAATCACGAATCTCTGGATGGGAAGAAGCAATGTCTCTAAGAATAGCAACTAGTGTTTCTTGACGTCTTTCAATCTCAACCATTTCTTCTGCAAGTTCTTTGTTTTCAAGAAGCCCTGCTTTTTGAAGCATATCAATTCTTGCTTTTTCAATATCAACAACAAGTTTAATTGCTTGAGTTTTTGCGCTAAGATTATTAGTCATAGAGGCTTCATCAATAACCTCGTAAGATTTTGTAATAAGTTTACTATAGTGTGCATCCATAGCAGCAAGTGCTTCTTTGGCACGTGCACGGATAGCGTCATTAGCAGAAGCCATTACCTTCCACTCATTGATAAGTTCTACAACACGAACTCTTGGGATTGCAAGTTCTTTAGAAATTCTTGTTGGGTCAGTTCCTTTTAGATATTCAGCAACAACTTGGTTTACCTGATCAAGGTGTTTAACTAGATCTTCTTCAGTTGACATACTTTCCCTCTAGTCTATTAATTTCATCCTTGATATAAAAGATTGCTTTTTCAAGATCTTGAATGGTTTTAGACTCATCCTTAAGTCCTGCTCTCCAAAGATACTTAAAGGCATTACCAACATTAAAGTTACGATGACGAGTAATCTGAATACACTCAACTCCAGAAGGATCTGTTGTATAGTGAACTGGATGATTAACTTGATCAACCGTAATGTTTAAATTATCACTCATCATCTTCCTCCCAATCAAATGCTTCTGGCATACCTCTTAAAGTAAAGACTGCATAAGTTAATCCAACAGTGCAAACCACTGTAATAAATGTTACAAACCTATAAAACTTATTCATCTCTTTGACTTCCTTAATCCAAATTTAGCAAGGTAAACATAGATAGTCTCTACGCTTGCTCCGCACTCTTTTGCAATGTCTTGTGGTGACTTTTTATCCATAAGGAATCTCTTACGAAGCCAAGTCTCACTAGTATATAGTTTAGCAGCCATGGTGTTATTTGTCAACTCCAATTGCTTTACCCCAGTTATTAATAGCCCAATGACCAATACCGCAAGCATCTGCCACATCATTATCAGTAATAGTCTTATCGTATATTGTATTTATAAACTTAATAGTTCTTTCTTTGCGAAGGTTACGCTCATATGTCTTATACCAAGAAACAGACTTTCCAGGATGCTGTGCACGGATATAAAGTTGTTCATCTTTAGAAATTTTTTTGTTACCAATATAGTTTTGCCATGTAATTGGAGAAACCTTTCCAAATGTATTGATACCAGAAAGTCCTGCTGCACCAAGCAAAGCACCTTGAACAAGTGCAAGATCAGCAGCAGTCTTAGGACTGTTCATAAAAACAGTATGTTCAATTACAATAGCATCAACCATATTAAACTGAGCAAACAATCCTTTACTCTTTTTACAAGCATCTGCTACTTTTTCATATATGTCTCCACCAGTAAAGTTAATCTTTCCAATAGTTCCAAGATTTTTAAATGAATAAAAAGCAAATGCAAGACTATTAGTGCTAGCATCTATAGCACAAATATTATTTGGTTGCACTGGCCCACCCCACTTAGTCTTGTTCATAATCAATAAATCCTTTTAATTCTTTTAACATTTTATCAACTGACTTCTTACTTATGTTGCAATTAGAACAAAAGCCTGAGTCGTTGTAGATTGAAAGATCAACTCCACAACCACCCAAGCATTTTCTGATCTTACCTATTCTTTTTTGTCTACGAGTTGCTTGATAGCGCTCTGCTATCTTTTCTTTTGTAGCTTCGTCTCTACAAGATTCACTGCAGTAAATCTGGTAAGAAACTTTTGGTGTGAAATAATTATCACATCTGCTACAAAGTTTCACTCAATTCCTCCAGGGAAGCAATCTTAATAGTTCCATCTCCAGCTTCAGCACATGCTGCTTTTACTGGACATGTTTTACAAATCTTTGAATTACCACGGTAATTTTTTGTTGGGATAGTTTGATCATTCCATGCCTTGCGAACTTCTCTCATCCAATTAAAAGCATAATCAATCCATTGACGATACCCATCATTTACTTCTATAGGAATAATCATCAAATCATGATTATTTTTATTCTCATAAATTAGTGCACCTTTTTGTTTACCAAGTATTTTCATGTAGATGAGTAACTGAACTAAGTGTCCAGCCTTTGGTTTATTTGTTTTCTTACGATATTCAAAAGCTTCGCTCATCATTGTTTTAATTTCTCCAATGATTTCTTCGCCCTCCCAATTAAGCATTACGTCTCCGTAACCAAAGATTGGTGGATCATTTGCAATAACCTTAAATTCTGTTGTCTTTTCACCCTTATCATTTACATATGGAACAGCAACACCAGAAGCAAGCATTGCTCCTTGAATTCTGTCATGTCCCATAGTTCCTGCACTCATATTAGCAACACCATATGCATCTGTGTAATCATCAAAAACATTTCCGTTAAATGCAAGATACCAATATCTTGGACATTGACCATGCTGATATGCAATTGTTGATGGCGCAAATGTTTTCTTTGTGGTCATCTTTGGACCACGGCTAACTGTATATCCAGAATTAATTTTAGCTATCATATCCTCAGCATTGAAGATTATATTTTGCTTAGTAATTGCATCTCTTTTTTCTGTTTCTTTTAACATAACCTGCTTTAGTAAACTTTTTGTCATTATTTTTATTCTCCTTGTTTATATAAGTATAGCAGGTTAGCGCATTATATACTTGAGTGCCGACACTAAGTTATTGATAGATTCCGCTGCTGTGTAATAAATGTTCTTTTTTGCACGATCATTTTTATCTACATTGGCCATCCAAGTAGCCTTAAAAGCCATCTTTGCTGCTATTGCCTGTAGTCTTACGATTTCAATACTTGCTACTTGAGTTGGAATATCTGGCTTAATTATTACCTTTGCAATAAATGTCAGGGCAGTAGTTAGTTCCTCATCCTGCATATATTCTGCAATTTCAGTCAAACCGTTTACCATTTCTAATGTTGTTTTTACTGGTTCTACTTGTTCAGCCATTTTATTCCCCCTCTGTTAACTGTTCTAGTAAATCTACTTCTATTACTGCAAGGCGGACCTTTGCATTACCCTCGCCTAAAACTATAAAAATTGCTGGGTCGTTATGATTCTTTATTGCGTCAGTGACAGCCTTAGCCCAAATATCTTTGTTAATAGTAATACCCTTTGGATATTCCTTAAAATCAACAGTAAAATTTCTCCAGGTTGCATCACCTTTGTGTGTGCCACGCCCAGAGTTCTTGTGCTGTTTAGCTCCAAGTCTTTTTGACTCACTTCTTTCGCTCATAGTCCTTCTTTGTTACAATTAGTGGAACCCTTGATATGTGCTTTTTTGTACACATCCAAGTAAGATCTGCGGATTCAAGCCAAAGGCGAAGAGAACTAACGTCTTCTTTGCATACTTGGCAATGAAATTTACCGCTAAATACTCTAAACTTTTCGTTAGCCATTCAGCAACTTACTCCTAAGAGATTCCTGTAAGTCAAAATCTTCTTTGACACGATTAATAAAACCTTCACGGCCTTGAACTTTTGTTCCATCTTCAAGTTTATACCAAGCACCTGTGCGCTCTACAAGCCCTGCTAGTTCAGCAGTGTCAACAAGATCACCAATACCATCAATGCCAACGTTATCACCTCTAAAATAAAAGTCATATTCACCACTCTGGAAACCAGCAGATGTTTTAGAGAATTGTAGTTCCCACTTAACCTTGCGACCAATCTTTTCTTCAATTAATTTATCTCCTACTTGAATCTTGCCTTTAATCGCTTGATTGTCAGATTCGGAAGAAAAAAGTTTAATAACAGTTGAGGAATAGAACTTAGTAGCCTGACCACCAGAAGGCTGCTGGCTAGTATACATAGCACTGATATTGTTACGAGACTGAGAAATAAGAACAAGCA